AGTATCTTTGAATTTTGTTGGATTCAATCCACCGAAAAATGTTGTGAATTCATCGTAATTTGAGATGAAAACTGGTTGAAAAGCTGGTCCCTTTGTTGTTTCACCAACAAGACCCAAAGTTGTTACGCCAACTTGACGGGTTACAAATGAAAGGTCTTTTTCTGAGGTATAAACACCTGGACTAACGAATACTCTATCTGCCATTATTTTTTATTTTTTAGTTCTTAATATTATAATACTTTATTATAAATATGAGATAATTACCAAAAGATTTATTCTTTGGTAAATTGTTTAATTTTGGAATAATATTTACTCTTCATTAAGATATTTTTAATGAACTTATTTGTGCACCAGTGGTTTGAATTGTTGATACATTTCTCAATCGCTCAGCCAACGGGTTTGATGATGTGGTTATTTCATCTAATAGGTTAGATGCAAGTTGTGCTGTGTCAACTACAACAGGTTCCAATTCACCAGTCAATTCACTTGATGGGCCATAAACAACATCCTTACGAACATCACTCTCTACTGCTTGTCCTAAAACACCACTACCTACTGAATAAAGATACCTGTCATTATTCGTATCATCAATTAACTTCCAAGACATCTCGGTATCATTATCTAAAACTAAATTATCAATAAGAATTGCCATCTGTCCACCATCATTTATGATGTCCCCGAACATAGTCACGGTGTTATTCTGACCAAAGCTTCCATTGAGAAGTGCGGCTGATGAATTATTTGATTGCACAACTCCTGTTATATTAACACTATTATCTGAAGCCTCAAAATATATTCCAGGTGTTTGAAAATTAAAACCACCAATAACATTTCCAATAACATTTATCACATTATTTGTTGTATCAACATAAATACCTGCATTTATATTTCCACTTGATACACCATAACCAATAGGACCACCTTCAACATCACCTGTTATATTTACGATACAACTGAGTGTATTTATGAATATCCCAGAATTCTGTCGGTTATAGTTTGCTGTATTTCTACCACCTTCAACATCACCTGTTAAATTCAATCTACCACCACTTACATTGATTATTATACCTGAATTATCTCTTGCTGCCTGTGACCCAGAATTATCTTTATTAAGAATAGAACCAATAACATTCAACTGACAAGTTCCTTGAAGAAGTATTCCACAATGTTGGGTGGCACTTGTTCCTTTCGGCATATAAACATCACCTATTATTGTAGTTGTTCCACTATTTGAACTTACCTGTATTCCAAAATCATTATCATCAGGCCATATAAAATCACAACTGACTGTTAAATCATCAGAAACAACATCAAAGTATCCACCACCAACTGCTGTCGTTCCAGCATCAGTTCTCAATTCAAGAACATCAACATCCTCATCAATATCAACGATAAAGTTATTTGAATGAACAACATCACCACTGGTTGGTTTAGTTCCACCATTCCAATTGGCAGCATTGCTCCAAAGTCCATTTGCTAAAGGGTATTTTTCTGCCATCTTTTAATCTTTTATTTTTTCAATTATCTCATCAAAGGTATACACACCTCTCTCTTTCCTAATTACAACTTCCTCATCATCAACAATTTCAAACACAACCATATTAAGTGCATATTTGTCGTCAACTGGTGATATGTTAATTCTTTTCTTTTCCATTATTAATCCATTTTTAATTTATCATTTGTTATGTATATATTAGTATATATCTGTCATTCCAAGAACCAGTTGCTGAACCAGAAAAAATAGTACCATTGGTACTTATATCAATTTTGGTTATATCCCAAGTGGTAGCACTAACTGGTGTATTTTCCAAAGAATAACCGATATAGCTTATACTATTACCAGTTGAACCACTTACCCAATCTGATTTTACTTGATAAACCGAACATGTTGTTGCTGTAAATGGTGTTTGTGCTGGCAATGTAACAGGATTACCGTCACTATCGATATGTGTAATATTGGGTAATTCGAGATTAACTGTTGCTGGCACTATTTGACTATATGTGTTTCCAGAGTTAAATACCAATGAATTACCAGCAACATAATTTTCACCACATGTTACTATAGATAGTATTGTATTATTAGTATTTTTTACTATAACATTACCTTGAGTTGCAACAACACAACCCTTACCTTTTTTAGGGTCGGTTATTGGTGTCGTTACACCATCAGCAAGTTCAATCTCACTCATAACCATAGCCCTATTGATTGTTGGTATTACTTCAAAATCATCCTCATCTAAAATGTAACCAGCCAATAACATTTCAAATGGTTGAACATAGAATCTTCTATTTTCAAAATCATCGATATTTGATTCATCACCGATACTTTCCAACATCACTGGCATTGGATGACCCTTTGGCCAAACATAAGCTTGTCTTGATTGGAATTTCTTTTGAATCTTAGAGTTCAATAAATTCAAATCAGACATTTTATTTGTGAATAATCTTACCTCATAGGTAATGTCAACTGATGTTGGTTGTGGAATCTTATAAACATCAACACCGACCCTTGCACCATCATTTGTTGGCACTTTATAGTATGTGAAGGTCGGTCTACCAGGTATATTATACAATCCGTTATAGTTTGTACCTACTTGAACATCTGGTTTTCTGACAATTGTTATGAACGGTATTTTGATGTTTTTATATTCATCAGTAAATTTCCATGTTTTTGTGAATTCAGAATACCTTTGAATTGTTAAAAATATTACAGGCACTTGTTGACCATCAATCTCAATATTAAGTTCCTTATTAACAAATTCTATGAACGTTTCATCAATATCCTTATAATGTACACCTCTAGGTAAAAAAGTTCCATCATCAGCAATATTATCCAATAATTCCTGACGTCTTGGAACACCGATATTCGGTGAAGTTAATCTTATATTATTTCTAAAACCTTTAGGTAATGCCATTATTCGCTTGTGAATTCATTATAGTCAACAGGTGCGCATGTTATTGTTCTATATGCACCTTTATAACCCATAATTGTATGTTTGTTATCATAATTCTTAATACCATCATTTACAACACTGAAAAATCTAACTTCAGTTTCAGTAACTGGATAACCGATATAATCACCATATGATATCTCGACACCCAGACCATCAAGTTGCGCTTGGTATATGTAAAAAACCAATTGACCATCTTCTAAATCCCTAAGACCACCACTACTGTTATTGAAAGCTTTATTTTCAGCTTCATTTAATAATGGCATAACTTTAAGTTCAACAGGTGGCTTATATGCAACCTCATTCATTCTGGCCTCATTATAAATATCGGAAGGTGTCATTTCTCTATCTACCCGATATAATATAACAGTGAAATTACCATCACCCTCAATAGCCTCTCTACTCATTTGGATTTCCAATTCGTAATCCTCTTGAGAAAAAAACTTATAGTTTCTGGTTATCGGTATTATTTTAGGTTTTGGCATGGCTTTTTTATTATAAATATCTGTTTAAATGTTATTAGTAAAGAATCATTGATTTTTAACTTGATTATAATTATAATTATACTTAGTTATGATTAAAATTGAAAATATAAAAGCCTTTACAGCTCTTAATAAATTAAGAGAATATAATGGTAAAAACCCTTATCTTAAAAAACTCAAAAGTGAGTTAACTAATAAGGGTAAATTATCTTTAACATCAACACAAGAAGAATATATAATCTCCAACTTTGATTTCGAACCATATAAGGTTGATAGAGTTATTGGTATAAGTGAATATCTTGGTGAAGAATTTAAAAAGAAATATGACCTACCATTTGTGCCGAATAAAATGTATATCGGATTCATATTGGGTGAGAATGAAAAGTCTTTCCACGTTTTTGGTAAACTAAAGAAAAATCAAAAACAAAATGAAATATATTGGGTGCCAAAAACACAAATTATGGAAGACCCATATTACACACCAGTAGATATTGATATCGATTTTGAAAAGTATGAAGAAAAAGATAAATTAGGTAGAAAACTATACGAACATCAGAAAGACGGTATTAAGTTCTTGGTATCCAGAAAAAAATGTATTTTAGCAGACGACATGGGGCTTGGGAAAACCTTACAATCGGTTATGGGTACATTGGCCGCTGAATCAAAAAAAGTGTTGATAATCTGCCCATCATCAACAAAAATAAATTGGGAACGTGAAATTAACATGTTCGGTGAATATGATACAGCAATAATCAGTGGTAGAAAATGGAAACCAGCCAAATATACAATTATCAATTATGATATTCTTAAGAACTTTCATACTGTTAAAAAAAGAGGTGAAAAACCAATTGAAGAATTAACGCATATTCTTGATGAAAAATTCGATACATTAATTGTTGATGAAGCGCATTATTTGAAAAATCATAAAAGTATAAGAGGTTCAATCGTTACCGATTTGGTCAAAAAGAACGCTTTTGAGAACGTTTGGTTATTAACTGGTACTCCAGTAGCAAATAGACCTAAAGACCTTTATAACCTTCTTAAAATCATTGGACACCCATTATCTGATAATTGGCAGTTCTACGTTAAAAGATATTGCGATGCCAAGAACTTCAAGAAAAAAATGAAGAATGGTAAGATTAAAAACATATGGGTAATTGATGGTAACTCAAACTTAAATGAACTATCAATACGTATAAAGAATAAGGTATTGAGACGTATGAAAGAAGATGTATTGGATATGCCTGAAAAGACAATCATACCAGTATTCAATGAATTAACATCTAAGGAATGGGTTGAATACGATAACCTATGGGAAGAGTATCTTATAAAAAGGAAGGAACAAAAGAAACGTGGGAAACCACAAAGAGATTTGGTTGAGTTGATATTACTTAGACAATTCATCGCGTTAAAATCGATACCTAACACAATAGAATTAGCTGAAAATGCGCTTGAAGAGGGTAAAAAGATAATTATTTTTACCACATTTACCGATGAATTATTAGAGTTACAGGAACATTTTGGTAATCAGTGTGTGGTTCATAATGGTTCAATGAGTGATAAAGATAAACAATTTTCTGTTGATGAGTTTCAAAATAACCCAAAGAAAAAAGTATTCATCGGTAATATTATGTCAGCTGGTGTTGGTATAACACTAACCGCAGCAGACACGGTTATATTCAATTCATTTGATTGGGTACCTGGTAATAATGAACAAGCTGAAGACCGTAGCTACAGAATTGGGCAGAAAAATAATGTATCAGTTTATTACCAATTATTTGAAGATACAATCAGTACAAGAATGTGGTATACATTAAAACATAAAAAGAATGTCATTGACCAAATCATAGGTAATAATAATGACATGGATGACATAGTAAAAGATATAATTGAATAATCATGGTTAGAGTATATACAATGGAAGGTTGCCCTTATTGCGATAAATTAAAGGGTCTATTAAAAGATGATGATATTGAATTCAAAGAAATCGATATTAACGATAAAAGATATAAATTGGAATTCAATAAGATAATGGAAATAAGTGGTGCTGATAGCGTACCGATTGTTATCGTTAAGAAAAAAATACTTATACCAGAAAAATCATTTATGACAATTGAAGAAGGTTTTGAGATAATTAAAAAACTACTGAACGAATAACGATTACTGAAATTTCTTATATTTATATTAAAAGGAATATAAGATGGCAGTATCAAATTCAGAAAAGGAAAAATTGTTTGAAAGATTCAGACACACGATGGGAGCACCCATACGTAACATAGAACTTACAGACGAACAATTATGCACCTTATTAGAAATTGCAATTGAGGATTACTCTCAATATGTACAAGAATGGTTGATTGAACATCAATGGCAATCATTACTGGGCCAGAATGTTGATACGATTGATATGTCATTCGCATTAAGTGTAAGGTCTTTGGATTTTATGACATCTTATACTTATGCTTATTCAAAACAAGTAGGTTTACAAGCCAGAGGTCCATGGGAGTTAAAAAAAGATTATGTTGAATTAGAGGCTGGTAAACAAGTTTATCAGATACCAGCTGGTAGAGAAATAAATGAGGTGTTATGGATAACACCACCAACGACTGATATGGCTTTATTTGCCAACTACGCTGGTATTGATTATGGTTTTGGTGGTGGTTATGGTCAATTGGGTTCAACAGGTGGTGGATTTAATGCGGCTGGTGCTGGTGGTGCTGGTGGTTATTATATCGCTCCAGCATATGATATTCTATTGACAGCTTCAGATTTCAATCTTAAAAATAGGATACTAAGAAGTGAATTGGTGTATAAGGTAACAGCTGGACCTAATGGTACCAGATTATTACATTTGATGTCAACACCAGGTTCAAAACTATCTTTTGGTCATGGTATCGGTGGTGCTACCAGTAGCAGTATCAATATGACTGGATGTCAAGTTTGGTATCATTATTACGATACAACACCAGAAAACGTTGACCAATGTAGATTGGAAAATCCAGATATTATTTTAATGCCAAATGATGTTCCTTTGGCTAAATTGGAATATGAAAGATTCAATGAACCAACAAAAACATTGATACGTCAATTATTCTTCGCTGAAGCTAAAAGAGCTTTGGGTAGAACAAGAGGTAAATTCGGTGGTATTGTTGGACCACCAGAAGCTGAACGTACATTGGACTACGAAACTTTGATATCAGAAGGTAATGAAGAAAGAAAGGCCATATTAGAAAGACTGGATGAGAGATTAGTTAGATTATCATCAACTAGCCAGCTTGAAAGAGGTGCTAAAGAAGCCGAATTCCTTAACCAATCTTTAAAATATAGACCTTTAGGTTTCTGGGTGTATTAAAGGATTTCTGATTCTGAAATATTCATCATTTCATTTTTAACCAATGACATAATATCATCAGAATCTTTATTACCCATGATTTCATCAATTTCTTCTTCATCAAATGATTCAATCATTTCATTAAGAACCATATCGGTAGCATGTTCTTCGTCAAACTCATCATCAGTAGAATTTGAAATGGTGGTACCACTTAATACTTCAATCCACATATCTGTTATTTCACCTATTTCCATGTTAAGGAAATTGTCATAACCGACTTCAACCGCTTTATCAATCCAATATGGACAGTTATCAATTGTTAATTCAGATTTTATTGTCGTATCCTTTATCTTATGAACAAACATTGTCCATTTATCATATAGAGCACTAGGTGTTTCAATGAATGGGAATAATTTACGATAGAATTCATTTCTTAACTTGGCCAAGTCTTCATATTTGAAGAGTACATCAAGACCGATTAATGAATCACCATACTCTTTTGAAGTGAATGATAGTGTATCTGGATTAACATCAGCGAATACTAAGATAGTATCAGGTATGTTACCTTCAGATTTAATAAGGTTTAAATCATTAACCTCTAATCGTTTAGCAATTTCAATTATTTTATCTCGTTCATCAGATAATCTTTGTTGCTTTTCTTCTTCAATACGTTCTTTATAATCATTTTTAACAGTTTCCCACTCTTCTTTGGGCATATTATTTGGGACCTCATTTGCCGCTAACCAGAATTTAATTTCCTTATCCTCAATCTGCATTAGTTTTTCATAAGAATCTTGGTCTTCTGGTTTAAGTGGATATCCAGCCACCAATTTACATTGACTTTCTGTGAATAAACTTTTTTCAGTCAGTACATATTTTTTGGTTTTCTTATCTTTTACCATATCGATAAGAATGTTATCTCTTATATCTTCATTGAAACAAACTAACAATGGTGTGATACGCTTATTAAGTGCATTGAGATATCTTGGTGCGTTATATTCATCCGTTGTAAGTTCTGGGTTTGTTTCTATTTGGTCTTGAGGTATAAGTTTACAATTAAGTGTAACTGTTCTTTGACCAGTTTCCTTATCAGTTGTAACTGTAACATCACCTTTTGATTTGGATTCACCAGTATTAACATAATAGATAACCTCACCCAGATTTGGTTTTAAATCATGTTCCAAAACCAATTCCATATGTGCTTTTCTTGCTTTAAAGTTACCAGCTTTTGTTTTTGTTTTACACTCTCTAAGATATTCATCGACACTTTCTTTAACTTTAGCTTTTGATGCTATCTTAACCAACGGTATCTTATAATTGAAAATCATATCAACATATTCATTGTAATGTTCTATGAAATCATGACCTTTACCATCCAAAAGTAATCTTATCCCCTTATCAAGAAATTCTTCAATATATGTTGGCATTTTTTTAGACTTGATTGAGTTACCAACCAACTTAACTTTACCATCGATAAGGTTAGCATAGTTCTTTCTTTTGAAGTTGATTGTTGAAGTACAAACATCATCAACATCCAGACCCATCCACTTATCCATATATGTTTCATTAAAGAAAGAAACACAAGCATCCAAACCGATTAATTCAACGCCTGCTTTATTCTTTGTTTTCCAATGGTTACCCTTTGCTACATATTTTATCTCATTGATATTCTTTGGTAATGCAAAGTTAACACCATCGGTGTCCATTACTAATGGTCTAAGATTATATTTTTCCTTAAACACCTTAACCAATAATCTTAAGTTCTGTCTTGACATACATGTGATTTTTTCAGCACACATACTATCACCCCATGGGAATATGTATGGCGCACCGAATGAACCGTAGAATGAGTTAGCTAGAATCTTAAGTGGTAATTGTTTCTTATCATAATCAGATGCTAATTTTGAAGCTTTTTCTATTTCTTCTTCACTTGCATTAGATTCTTTTAATTGTTTTGATTTATATTTGTATTCACCAGTAAGTGCCTTATAGGTATCCCTTGTATCAACAACATACTTAAGTAGACCTTTCATTACACCGCTGATATCCAAGTCTGGGAATATATCATATGTCAATGTTGTTTTAGGGTAAAGTGCGGCATAGTCAAGTTTTGCAACATCCTCAGCAAAACCAGTTTCTATTAACCTAGATAGACCACCAGTAAAATCCCTTTTTGGTTCATAATCTGGAACACCTAGACCATTCTCATATGACCATGCCAATAGTATTAATGTCCATTGACCAGCGGTTCCCATTGTGGAACTTCTCATATATGATGTTGGCAATAACTTAGCCAAAAGGAAAGATGCTTGATTATATATAGCATCAACCTTATCGGTTTCCCAAAGGTCATCCAAAAGATATCTTTGAACGATATAATCACCTTTAACGATTTGTAATGGTTCGGGTAGTTCATTTATATATTCTGAACCTTCTAATAGACCCCAAGACCCGTTTTCATTGTTAAACCAATAATCACGAGTATCAGCCCATGTTGAATGTATCTTATCACCATCAACATAAACACGGTTTTTTTTATTAATTTTTGAGAACTTGGTTATGTATTTAAGACCCCAACTCTTAATATCTGAATTAATTGCTTGCGCCCTTCTTACAGCGTGTGAAGTGTCCAAGATATTTGTACCCCATAAGGTTGTTTGTGTATATCGCTCAGTTTCATTACCCAACTTTAATGTTGCTTTAGGGTTACGTTTTACGTTCGTCTTACCATCAAAACCAAATAATAACTTATCGAATTCAAGACCAAGACGTTTACATCTTCGTTCAAAAAAATCCCAGTCAAAGTTTTCTGAGTTATAACCAGCGATGATATCTGGTTTTATTCGCATTACTTCGTTTGCGAATGTCACGATATTCAATCTTTCAGAATCTCTACGTTCTTGTTGTGTTTCACCGATGGTTTCCAAAACCATTTCAAAACCCTTATTATCTCTAAGACCTATTTGAAATATTGCATCAGTTTCTGGGTTAAGGCCTTCAGTTTCAAGGTCAAATTGGAATCTATGCAAATCATCATAATCATCCATGCCCTTGAACATTCTTTTACCAGTCTGAATTAAGAATTGTTCAGCTGGTTGAATTCTCATTATTAATCTTGAGTTCTCTTTATTAAACGGGTCAAAACCACCTCGTTTAAAGAATGTTATTAAATCATTCGGTGTTTTGCTACATGTCACAAGATATTTGAATCCTCTTGACATTCTATCGGGTATATAACCCTCATCATTTTGAATTCGCAACGCTTCGATTTTAATACCGTATTTGAGCATTGCTTCACGTAACTTACTTCTATTACCATTGTATAGGGTCTTACCAACAACCTCTTTCATCCAAAGAAATGGTTTGTAAGTGTGTACCTCAACACGCTTACCACTTTCTGGGTCATTGATAACTAAGTAAGCTTTATTCTCATTGTTTGGCGCTTCAATTGCGACAATATACTTTTGTTCATCTTTACCTGCGATGAACTGTTCAATTACATTAAAATTGATTTCAGACATTAAATAATTTTTTTTAATATTATAGTTTGCAAACAAGAACCATAGACTTATGGTTGCGACAAATATACACTAAAATTTGTTGAAATACAATTACTTTTTAATATAACCTTCAATAACATTTATGATAAGTTCTTCTTGTATAGGTACAATCAAAGTACCTGAACCATCCAAAAACTCAATAATGAATTTACCTACGTATGTACCAGCTTTATTGGTATCTCTTTCGGTAAATTTATAAGATAGATAGTATTCTTCACCTAGACAATCTTCACAACTATAACATTCTTCCTTTAATAATGGGTTAGTTAATTTCTTACCAATTTTTTTCACGCCTGTCTCGATATCGGACATTGTGAAATAAATATCCGAATTCTGTAATTTATTATAGAAATCTGAATAATCATATCGACCATCTTGAATCAATTCAAGATTCAAAACTGGTAAAGTGGCATTTTTATTTATATTGAATATCATATTAATAAGTTTTCTTAAGATAGAATATATCTGACATTATTGAATTTGATGCGTTAGCCGAACTCCACTCAACCGTAACATCTAACGTATTTGTAGATGTTGTATCAATTGTTGTATTAGTATTATAACCAGAACCGACATATGTACCACCACTGGTATCGGCAACGTATGTGAATTGACCATTTGTTTGTAGTGTACCTGTTGCACCAGTTGTTCTTATTGTAAAATCGATTTCAAGCTCCCAAAATTGTGAAGTTGTATTGGTAAAATCGGCAGAAAATGAAGCTAAAGTGGTTAACCCACTTTTAATTCTAATGGTCAACGACTCACCATTTGCTGCTGATACATTACCACCTATTTTTGCGTGAAATGAATCACCGACTTGGAAACTATCGGCTGGAACTGTTAACGTACCAACACCAGAACCTAAAATAGAAAGTTCACTTGTTGTTGCTGATATGGTTACACTATCCGCTGTTTGAGCAAACAGACCAAAATTACTTAAGCTAGTCCAAGATACATTACCACTGCCATCAGTTTGTAATACTTGATTTGGTGAACCATCAACATTTGGTAATGTATATAAATTATTAATTGTTACATAACCATCTGTATCAACTTCAAATTTAGTACTAGGCGCCATTGATGTTAGTGGTTGTCTTGACACAATAAATGATTGTGTTATACCTGTATTATCAAGGTTCACACTTATCTGAC